AGATCAGCGGGCGTGTTCGCCCTCGCCGAAGGCGCTGTCGGTGATGCGCTTCAGAAGGCTTGCGTAGTACTCGAGCGTGCCGACCATGGCCCAGCCGACCTCGTCGGGGGCGCAGTCGAAATGGTCGTCGCTGAGCCCCTGCAGCCGGGCGAGCATCGCGTCGATCTCGGCTTTCTTGCCGATGAAGGCGTCCAGCGCCGCTTGACGGTTCCTTCGCGCCTGCTCGGCGCGCAGCTGGTGGCGGGGCGTGGTGATCGGGTTCAGGCGGGTCATCGTGGTGGCTCCGTGGTGAGTTGCATCGTCCTTGTGATGGGACGTTCGCTCCTCTCGCCCGGCTTATCAACTCGATAAGCACATGACTTTGAATGATAATCGGGGTTGGCGATGCAGGGCATGAGCGAGCGCCAGTACGCCGCGCATGTCGGGCTGTCGCGGGGCGCGATCCAGAAGGCGAGGGCGGCGGGGCGGCTGGTGCTGTTTACCGACGGCTCGATCGACGCAGTTGCGAGTGACGCGCGGCGAGCGGAGACGACAGACCCGTCGAAGACCCGCAAGCCGCCCGCACCGAAGCTGAAGCCGGTTCCCGAGGCCGCCGTCGCTGCCGTTGGAGACACGCTGCGCGAGCAGGGGCTGGCGGCGCCAGTGGTCGGCGGCGGCACGACCTTCCTGCAGGCCAAGACCGCGAACGAGGTGCTGAAGGCCCAGGAACGGCGCATCCGGCTCCAGAAGCTCAAGGGCGAGCTGGTCGACCGGGCCCGGGCCGAGACGCTGATGTTTCGGCTGGCGCGCGAGGAGCGCGATGCTTGGGTCACCTGGCCCGCGCGGGCTGCCGCGCTGATGGCGGCGGAGCTGACCGCGGCGCTGGGAGACGGCGCCGAGGTGGGGGCGGCGCTGATGCAGAAGGTCCTGGAAGCCCATGTCCGCGCCCAGCTCGACAGCCTTGCCGAGGTCCGGACCGGGCTTGGATGACGACGTTGTAGCCTTCGACGGAGCCGCAAGCCTGCTGAGCGCCTGGTCGCGCGGGATTCGGCCGGACCCTGATCTGACGGTCTCGGAATGGGCTGACCGTCATCGCTGGCTGTCGTCGCGGGCCTCGGCCGAACCGGGACGGTACCGGACCGCGCGCACGCCCTACATGCGCGAGATCATGGACCGGCTCAGCCCCGGCGATCCGGTCCAGCGGGTCGTGTTCATGAAGGCGGCTCAGATCGGGGCCACGGAAGCCGGAAGCTGTTTCATTGGGTTCGTGATGCATCATGCGCCCGGGCCGATGCTGGCGGTCCAGCCGACGGTGGAACTGGCCAAGCGCAACTCGCGCCAGCGCATCGACCCCCTGATCGAGGAAAGCCCCGAGTTGCGCGAGCGGGTCAAGCCCGCGCGCTCGCGCGACGCCGGCAACACGATGCTCTCGAAGGAGTTCGCGGGCGGCATCCTGATCATGACCGGGGCGAACTCGGCGGTGGGCCTGCGCTCGACGCCGGCACGCTACATCTTCCTCGACGAGGTCGACGCCTATCCGGCCTCGGCCGACGAGGAAGGCGACCCGGTAACGCTCGCGGAAGCGCGGTCACTGACCTTCGCGCACCGGCGCAAGGTGTTCCTGGTCTCGACCCCGACGATCCGGGGGCTGAGCCGGATCGAGCGCGAGTTCGAGGCGAGCGACCAGCGTCGGTACTTCGTGCCGTGCCCGCATTGTGGTCACGGGCAGTGGCTCAAGTTCGAGCGGCTGCGCTGGGAGAAGGGCCGGCCGGAGACGGCAGAATACGCCTGCGAGGGCTGCGAGACGCCCATCGCCGAACACCACAAGACGGCGATGCTGGCAGCAGGCGAGTGGCGCGCGACAGCAACCGCCGCGGATCCGTTGACCGTCGGCTACCACCTGTCGGCGCTCTATTCGCCTGTGGGCTGGCTCAGCTGGCCGCGGATCGCGCGGGCGCATGAGGCGGCGAGAGGCAGCGACGACGCGATGCGGGCGTTCCGGAACACCATCCTCGGCGAGACCTGGATGGAGACCGGCGAGGCGCCGGACTGGCAGCGGCTGGCAGACCGGCGCGAGGCGTGGCCTGCTGGCACGGTGCCGGAGCGCGGTCTGTTCCTGACCGCGGGCGCCGACGTGCAGAAGGACCGGATCGAGGTCGATGTCTGGGCCTGGGGCCGGGGGCTGGAAAGCTGGCTGGTCGATCACCTCGTGCTCGAGGGCGGCCCCGGCGATCCCGCCTGCTGGCGGCAGCTCACGGACCTGCTCGGCCGGGTCTGGCAGCATGAACGCGGCGCGCATCTGACCATCGCGCGGCTCGCGATCGACACCGGCTTCGAGACGAGCGCCGTCTATGGCTGGTCGCGGCAGGTGGGTTTTGCGCAGGTGGCCCCGGTGAAGGGTGCCCAGGGGTTCACCCGGACGAGCCCGGTGACGGGACCGACCTACGTTGATGCGACCATCGGCGGCAAGCGGCTCCGGCGCGGGGCGCGGCTCTGGACCGTGGCGACCTCGACGTTCAAGGCCGAGACCTATCGCTTCCTGCGACAGGAACGGCCGACTGCGGAGGAAGTCGCGGCCGGTGCCACGTTCCCCGCCGGAACGGTCCACCTGCCAGGCTGGGCGGACGGCGAATGGCTGAAGCAGCTCACCGCCGAGCAACTGGTGACGGTCAAGAGCAAGCGCGGCTTCACGAAGCTCGAATGGCAGAAGCTGCGCGAGCGCAACGAGGCGCTGGACCTGCGTGTCTACGCCCGCGCGGCGGCGTGGATCGCGGGGGCGGATCGCTGGTCCGAGGCCCGCTGGGCCGATCTGGAGGCGCAGCTCGGGGCGACGGCGGGCGAGAACCCGGATGTGACCATTCCGGCGGCGGGAACGCTTTCCCCGCGCGCGACCGCACGACGGCGGACTGTGCACTCGAGTTACATGAGGTGATCCATGGCTACGGCCTCAGATCTCCGTGCCCGCCGCGACGCGCTGACAGCACAGCGGTCCTCCGGGGTGGCGCGGGTGAGCTACGACGGCAAGACCGTGGAGTACCGCAGCTTGGCCGAGATCGACCGGGCGATCGAGGCTCTCGACCGTGAGATCGCCACGGCCGAGGGACGGCGGATCGTCCGGCAGGTCCGTGTGACCACGGCGAAGGGTCTCTGACGAATGGGCATCCTCGACCGCTTCCGCCGCCGGGCCACCGGCGGCCCAGCTGCCGTCAGCGCCCGTCTCGAAGGCGCAATGGCGAAGCGGCGGCTCAGGGGCTGGAACCCGCCGCTCGAGAACATCAACGCGCTGGTCGCTTCGGGCGGGCCGCGGCTCCTGGCGCGGTCCCGAGAACTAGTCGTGACCAACGGCTATGCCGCCAATGCCTGCGAGGCCTTCGCCGCGAACCTTGTCGGCGACGGGATCAAGCCCTCGTCGCTGATCGGGGACGCGGGCCTCCGCGACCGGGTCCAGCGGCTCTGGCTCGCCTGGACCGACGCGGCCGATGCGGACGGGCTGACCGACTTCTACGGGCTGCAGGCCATGGTCGCCCGCGAGATGTTCGTTGCGGGCGAGTGCTTCGTCCGGCTGCGCCCGCGCCGGGTGGAGGATGGGCTCATGGTGCCGCTCCAGCTGCAGCTTCTCCAGTCGGAGATGCTGCCCTTCGAGAAGACGGAGGTGCAGGCGTCCGGCAACCGCATCCGCTGCGGGATCGAGTTCGATGCGATCGGCCGGCGCGTGGCCTACCACTTCCGCCGCCGCCACCCGGGCGACAGCACGGATCAGGGCGCGGTGATCCCGGAAACGGTGCGCGTACCGGCGGCGGACGTGCTGCACATCTACCGCCCCATCGACGCGGGCCAGATCCGCGGCCTGCCGCATGTCGCACCGGCCATGGTGCGGCTGTTCCTGCTCGACCAGTACGACGACGCCGAGCTCGACCGGAAGAAGACCGCGGCGATGTTCGCGGGCTTCATCACCAGGACCGCCCCGGAAGAGCCGATGATGGGCGAAACGCTAGCGGATCCTGACGGCACCGCTATCGCGAGCCTCGAGCCCGGCACGATGCAGGTGCTGCTGCCGGGCGAGGACGTGACGTTCTCGTCGCCGGCCGATGTCGGCGGCGGCTACGAGGCGTTCCAGTATCGAACGCTTCTCGCGGTCTCGGCCTCGCTGGGGCTGCCCTATCATCTCGTGACCGGCGACGTCCGGCAGGCGAACTACTCGAGCCTCAGGGCCGAACTCGTCGAGTTCCGCCGCCGCATCGGCCAGCTGCAGCACGGCGTGATCGTGCACCAGCTCTGCCGGCCGGTCTGGCGGCGCTGGCTGGAGACGGCGGTGCTGTCGGGTGCCCTCGATATCGACGATCCCGCGGCAGCGCGGCCGGTGCAATGGATCCCGCCGCGCTGGGACTGGGTCGATCCGCTGAAGGACATCCAGGCGCAGGTCCTGGCGATGGAGGCCGGCATCACCTCGCGGCGCAAGGTGGTCGAGGCCACCGGCTACGACATCGAGGAAGTCGACCGCGAGAACGCGGCGGACGCTGCGCGGGCGGCGGAGCTCGGCCTGCGCTACCGCACCAGCCCCGGCGAGACGCAGGGGGCACGGTCGACGCCGGCGACCCGGGCCGGGCCCAATGATGGCGCCGGCAACGACACGGACGACGGCGCGGCGGCGACCGATCCGGCCACCGAACAGGAGTGACGACATGGCAAGCTGGTATGCGATCCGCGCCCGCGCAACGGGTGCGGAAGTGGCGATCTACGACGAGATCGGCGCGTACGGGGTCTCGGCGAAGGGGTTCCTCGCCGAACTCGGCGCACTGCCCGACGCCGCGCCGATCGATCTGCGGCTCAACAGCCCCGGCGGGTCGGTCTTCGATGCGGTCGCGATCCACAACGCGCTGAAGCGGCACGAGGGGACCGTGACCGTCTGGATCGACGGCATCGCCGCCTCCGCTGCCTCCTACATCGCGATGGCGGGCGACGAGATCGTCATGCCCGAGAACGCCTTCCTGATGATCCACGACCCCTCTGGCTTGGTGATGGGCACGGCCGAGGACATGCGCGCCATGGCCGAGGCGCTGGACAAGGTGAAGGGCGCCCTCGTGCAGGGCTATGCCGCCAAGTCCGGCCGGACGCCGGAGGAGATCTCGGCGCTGATGTCGGCCGAGACCTGGCTCGACGCCGCGGACGCGCTGGCGCGGGGCTTCGCCGACCGGCTGATCGAGCCGGTGCGCATCGCCGCGCGGTTCGACATCGGCCGCTTCCGCAACGCACCACCGGAACTCGTCGAGATCGCCGAGGGGGACGGGACCGACGCCGAACCCGTTCCGAGCGGGAACGAATCCGAGGATCCAGCGGCCGACATCGTCGGGAGTGACGACGATGAAACGCCTGACGCCGATCCTGCAAGCTGCTCGGAGATCACGGAGCGGGATGTTGCAGACGGCAACATCCCTCCGGGAGACGGCGATCCCGAGACCAGCGTCGCAGCCACCGACGCAGCCCCGGACCCCGGCACCATCCGGGCCGAGGTCCTCGCGCATGCCCGGGCCGTCGTCGATCTCTGCCGCCTCGCGGGCCAGCCGCAGATGGCCGGCCGCTTCCTCGAAGCGGACGCGAGCCTCGACGAGGTCCGTGCCACGCTCCTCGCTTTGAGGTCCGAGGCCGAGCCCGAGATCGCTTCGCAACACCCGCAGCCCGGCCGCTCCTCGGCCGCGCGCCCCTGGGGCGAGATCGTCGCCCGCACCTTCAAGCTGAAAGGATGACACCATGACCACGCTGGTCGAAGGCAAACACCCCGGCGGCTTCCTCGTC